ACCACTTTCGCGGCGGGCGTTCCCCTTGTCGCGTGCGGCGAGGACGGCTCCGCGGCTGCCTTCACTGAGGAGCACGCCGGTCCCCTCACCGACTTCAAGCTCATCCTCAACGGTCAAGATCGCTTCAAGGCCCAGAAGGGTAAGTACTTCAACCAGGTCCAGGCCTACAACCACCACTCTGGTTGCCCATACCCAGGTGTGTACTCGTACTCCTTCGCGCTCAAGCCTGAGGAGCACCAGCCAACTGGCACCTGCAACTTCTCCCGCATTGACAACGCCCAGGTCGCGGTCACCATCCCCACCGGTGTTGCCTCCACCACCATGCACATGTTCGCGGTCAACTACAACGTCCTCCGCATCCAGTCGGGTATGGGTGGCCTCGCCTTCTCCAACTAAGCATTTAGTCTTAGTTTTTTAAAATAAATTAAATAAATCTTCATTTTTAAATCACATGGAAAATTGTCATTTAAAAACGAAATACTCATTTTATTAAATACAATATGCCCAACTACTCACGTGCCGAACTACTTACTACCCTGTCTATGATGTTGAACACCATACTGGACGACACAAACAAAGAACTTCATAGAACTATGGCACTGTCTATGTTTGAGGTTACCCTCAGATATTACAATCTTTTCACACAGGGAAGTAGTGATAAGAAATTCATTCAGGTGTGTTATGATAAGGCAAAAGAAGGTAAAAACGATCCCAGATTTACGAAGTATATTGCTAAATTTGAGGAACTTACTAGGCCACCACCCCTACGCCGTTCGGCAAGATTGCGATCGAAGAGAGCTATTTAAATCTGGTAAGGATCGTCCCTATAAACAGTGACGATTGGTGGATCATCATCATATCCATAGTAACGTATAGAAATTCCAAATTGATGCATCATGTCTCTATGGATATCTGAATTAATTTGTCTCTTCCAATTTTTTAAGGTTGTGTGAAAGAACTCTAGACCGTCATCGGAGAATACATTAATGCGCATGAATGGTGTACTACGTACCCGTGACATGTATTTGTCAACTGCTTCGGGTAATGGAAGAGCATTATAGTCAGATGATTTAATGATGTCAATCACGTAGTAACCATGTGCATCACATAATATATTACACTGCATCTCTGGAAAACCTTTTATATAAGCTTCAAAATCTTGGGAACTTGGAAGAGTTACATATATTGGTGTGTTTTCTGTTATACTTTCGTACTCTTCACCCAAACCTGGGTGCGTGTGGAAACCTAATTCTGAGTACCATATCTGTTCAATCTCTTTAGAATTAACCGAAGAACGACTCTTAGATGTGACATACGTCACTTTGGTATCCTCTATTTTACCTGCATATTCCCATTGTTTAACATAGGATAGATGACTCACTTCTTTCAATTTGTGGACAACTTTACGAGGTAGTTTGATTCTCTTTTTCCTGGACACAAATGTAGGAGGTTTAGAGAGTACAACCTTCATTACTATAAGAACGATGATTTTCAAGACACTCTTGGAAAGTCTATTGAAAACGGAAAAACCTATGTTAGGTAGATGGAACTTAAAATCATGCAACGAGATGGCTACTTCTATAAATTCTGTATATCAAAACAGAGATCACTGTGGTGATACTATTTGTAAAAAACCTAAAAAAGCTTCAGAATACCCATCAAAACAGACCCCTTCCTAAGCCACCTGTAAACATACCCATTATTGTGGTAAAAAGTGTAAAACTACTCGTCATAGAAGCCATTGGAGTGGTTGGAATACTACCCGCTGCTCTTACAGATGAAGAGCAGAGGCACAACAAGCAAATCAGCATTAAAAAGGGTGCGATATCTTTCATTTGTAATATACTTAGAAGTTATTACAAATGAGTAAATATGTACTACGATGTTTACACTGACGGGAGCTGTTTGGGAAATCCTGGACCTGGTGGTTGGGGTGTGGTCAGTGGTGATTTTAAGTTATGTGCTGGACAATCTAATACAACAAATAATCGGATGGAGATGACTGCAATTGTCAAAGCTTTGGAAGAGTGTCTAAAAAGGGGATACCTTGAAGTCTGTGTATACACAGATAGCAACTATGTGAAACAGGGTATCACCCAGTGGGTTCACAAATGGAAGAGGAATGAATGGAAGACTTCATCGGGTGGTGATGTTAAGAATAAAGAACTTTGGATTGAAATTGATACACTTCGGGGTAAATTAAGGGAAGTTCAATTTAAATGGGTGAAAGCCCATAACGGAAATCCTCTAAATGAGGAGGTTGATAAACTTGCCCGAGAGTGTGCAAAAAAAGTATCCGTCTAACATAATGGAAGCCCAGAAGGAAATCCATCCCTGGTGTGAGAAGCAAGAAAAGCTTCTCAAATCTTGGGCTGAACGAGCTGCCGGATATAGGTGGCTGCATAATCATGCACGGCTTCATTATAAGAGACAAAATGACTGGCTAGCCTATCCTTCAATAGTTATAGCTTCTATAACGGGTGTTGGCGGCTTTGCTGTCCTTAATCCGAGTGGTAATGATAGTGTATCTAATGACACTAAGAACAAGATTATGGTTATTCAATACTTTTTTGCATTTCTCAACGTTTTAGCTGGCATCCTTACAAGTATATCAAAGTTTAGTCAGAGTTCAACACTAGCAGATGCACATTCCTTGATGTGTGTACAATATTCCAAATACTATAGAAACATAGACATGGAACTTTCACTTGATGAAGCTGATCGTACATGTGTTATAGAATTTGTTAAGAAATGTAGGGTGGAATACGATAGACTTTTAGATGATGCACCGGATATACCTTCAATTTCTATACAGGCTTTCAACATAGAGTATCCAGATCGCGTTAACAAACCAGATGTGTGTAATGGACTCAGTATAATTGTAAGTGATGAAACAAACTCTCAAATTGCTTCACAGACTAGTGTTAAAAAATGGTTAGGTGCATTTAACACAGTAAAACGTAAGAGTCGTGATGATGGTTCTAGAGATGAACTTCATAAAATGGAAAGTGTTTAAAGAATATATCTATATAAACTTATAATGGAAAAGTTTATACTTGAATTACCTAATGCAGTACCAACTGAATTATGTAATGAAATAATAGATAAGTTCAAAAACGATGATAGGAAAGAAAATGCAAAAGTTATTATAAATAGTAATTATGTACCTGATGAGATAGCAAAAAGTATGAAATCTGCAATGGAGATGCCCATAGGAACAGATACATCGGGTTGGGAAGATGTAGAAGAAAAAATTACAACGTATATGTTTAATGCTGTGGATACATATTTAAACTACTTAGTAAATACTTTCGACTTTAATCAGGAAATACATCCACTTTGTTCATCTATACCACTAGATGGGGTATGTATGTATGGTTTTACGATCCAAAATATAAAAGAGGGTGGTGAGTATAAATGGCATGTTGACGTGGGAGAGGAAGAAGGTGTGTTTTGTAATGTTTTGATATATCTAAATACTTTAGAAGATGGTCAGGGTGGTGAAACTGAATTTGTGGGTGGTATAAGAATTAGACCAGAATGTGGTAAAATTTTACTATTTCCATCACTGTGGTCATTTCCACACAGAAGCGCTAAACTTTTAAAAGGTAATAAATATACATGTTCTACGTGTACATTCAGAATACCCAAATGTTTCAAAAATAACTAAAATATTAACTTACACTATAAGTAAATGAGATACATTTTGATACTGATTTTACTAATAGTCTTTATATACATGACCACAACCAATCATGTTCACTTTATTCAGACAGAGGAAGTTGTTGATAGTGGTTTTCACGTCTTTGATGCCTTCAATGAGAGTGAGATCAATTACATATTAGGTCTAGTTGAATCCAAGAAGTACTTGGAAGCTAAGAAGTTTATCCACGAGCATCCAGGGGTTCTAAAGAAACTTCAAACAATTTTGGGTGAAGATTATGTGTTCTCTGATTACATCTTCTCTATAGAAAAGTCTAGTGTGTCTACGTGTCACCGCGATGAAAATGGGACTATATTTAACCCCAAAATGAAACATCCTTCCTATACGATCATTTTCTTTTTGGAAGATATGAAGTCATGCCTAGATGTGATTCCCAAGTCTCACAAAGAGAGAAACAAGATCTACATTACAAAGTCAATCAAGAGTGTTGGATGTGAACCCGGTCAAGCTATTCTCTTTGATGCAAACCTGATACACTCCGGTGCCATCAACGCAAAGAATGATAATAAGAGGATTCAGATGAAGGTGACTCATAAAGATGATTTGGAAAACATTGGGGAGTTTAACAAACAGTATTACCGGGTTGGTGATGCGTCTAAGGACGTATCTGATAAGAGCACCCTCTTTTACAGACGCATGTCTTGCTTTTTACCCGGCATCTCTGATGTTACAGCGAATGGTAACAACATGCCCGAGTTTATGAAGAAACTCTACAAGAAACTCGTATATGGTGGTGAAAACAAATATGAACTTAAGGTTGTTGAACCTGAGAAGTAATTTTCTCATGTATTGTAATGGATAGCTGTTACTATTACAGAGACTACCGACTTCCAAAGGGTAACCTGGATCCTAGTGTAGACTGTACATATGTCCTTATCATGCATGACTCTCCGAGGGAGCATCAAATATATCAGCACATTATGAAAGCCGAACTAACTTCCAAAGTCATTTTTCAGTATAACTTTGGTTACAAAAAGTGTGACAAAAAGTTGCGGAAGAACAAACCAAACGTTGATTTGGAAGATGCATATAAGACTGCATTTAAACACGCACTTGAAAGGGGTTACAAAAGAATCCTCGTTTTAGAAGATGATTGTGAGTTTGATGAACGTATCAGAGATCCAGAGATTGTTGAAGATTTGAATACCTTTTTCGTGGAGAAAAATCCAGATGTGTATAATTTTGGTAGTGCATCGCCTTTACTTTCACCTACTGATGTAGTATTAGGTAATAAACACCAACGTTTGGTTTGGAATGTCCACACACACGCAACTGTGTATAGTGAAAATTTTATGAAAACCTCTAGTAATAGAAATTTTTTATTTGATGCATCCGACATGGAAACGAATAAATATGTTTCCAAGTTCACATATAAGTTTCCATTAGCGTACCAAAAACTTACGGGAACAGAAAATGCATTAGAAAGTTATCCATTATCATATATACTAACTAAATCTATTATAATAGAACCAAGTGGTATTGATAAAAAGGTTCAACCTGGTTACGATAATATAAAAAAGTTTCTGACT